TGAGAATCCATTGCTTGTTTCTAGTCTCTCGTGCTGACCACACGGGTTTGAAGGTGCGGCGTATCCTCGGAGCGTAAATTGTTACTTCGCACAAAATGGTAAGACGGACCAAACGTAAGGCTGGGAATGCTAGGCGGAAAGCCAAGCTGACCACGGGATCCCAGCAACACACGCAAGGCCAGGCGCTGCCTGGCCCGTTTGATCCACCAGGACGTCCCAATTGGGTGTTCTGGCGGCCACCATGTACTACATTGGTGGTCCCCCAAGGATCGGTAGTCCGGTCGGAGCCTTGCATGGCTGCCGACTGGGAGGTCTACCGAAGAATCGTAGAGCGTCGCCTGTGTGTGGAGACGGTTTACGGACGTCATGGTACTCCTTTGCCCAGGGTGTGTGAGTACTATGAGCGGCCACGCGGTAATGTGGTAGTGGTGGTAAGAGCCGCCCCGGGTGAGGTCAGACACCCGCAGTTGTCGCTGGGCCCCTCGCTTGACGAGGACACCATGAATGTTGGGTGGCTATCCAATGCGTGCCGCAAGGTGCGCCAAGTGTTGGTCGCCCCGCTGTATTGGTGCTGTGGCAACAACACGTTCGATGAGTTTCGCGAACTCGAACGCAGCCGTGAGATGGAGAATCGTCGAGAGATGCTCCGGTCCTACGCCGACAACAGTTTGGCAACTGCTGTGCGGGAGGACGAGCTCCGGTTGAAGGCAGGTGGGGACGAGGATGGGAAGGTAACCGTCTCGCACCGGCCCCGCATCGTAGTAAGTTGCGTCTTAGCGCTTCGAGTCAAGTTGGGGACTGGAGCGATGGACAGGGATGTGCCAGGGAACGTTGCCCTGGTCAGGTCAGAGGCCGCGAAGATGCTCAGGGAGAGCAACATGCGTCTCAATGATATGGCCGCACACCTTGACGTGGTAGAGGAGTGTTTCTTTGAGGACACTACCCACTATGGTGCCACGAGATGGCGGAACACACTGGCAACACGCCCTTGGATTGAGCGATTCCTATACGGCAAGCGGAAGAAGAAGTCCGTTGTCGCGTAGGATTGTCCAATTCTGATGAAGGGTCAGAACACTAAGCACGAGGTCCCAGAACATGCAATGTTTTGGAAGATTAGTGATTCTGAGGAACGACCTAAGTACCACCTCGAGGTACGTAGGAATGGACAGCCAGTGAAAGAACGTAAATACCACGTAATACCGCGCGTGGGACCGCCTCATGGATTTGGGGTGTTTAACAACAGCGTAGACGCAGTGGAGCGTGCGCTTGTTGAGCGGTATTTTCTGTGCAAGACCGGTAACGAGTTCTTGCCTGCTTTAGTGACTTCTCCAGCGGAGTGGACCAGGACGCACCTGGACACATTCCGCAGCAAGGTCGTAGATGACGTGAGCAAGCTTGCCACTGTGGTGTCACTGCGTGATGTGGTGACGTGTTACACAGGTGCCAAGCGACGCGTTTACGAACGAGCATGGAGAAGTTTGCAGAGGCGGGCATTACACCCGGGGGATGCGAACCTCCGGCCTTTCACAAAGTTTGAGAAGCAATTGTTGACAAAGGCTCCTCGCATCATCAACCCGAGGTCACCCAGGTACAATCTCTCCCTGGGACGGTACCTGAAGAAGGCCGAGAAGATCTACTTTGCCGCCATCAATGAGGCGTGGGAATCAACCACGTCTCACACCGTCATCAAGGGGCTCAACGTATTTGAGTCCGCTGCGGTGTTGAAAGCGAAGTGGGATCGGTTCAAGCGGCCAGTGGCCCTTGGGTTGGATGCTGAGAAATATGACATGCATGTAGGTGTCAATGCTCTGAAGTATGAGCACGGCTTCTACAACCAGGTGTTCGGAACGCCTGATCTCAGGGACTTGCTCCGACAGCAGCTGCACAACAAAGGTGTGGCCCGCTGTCCGGACGGTGAGGTGGTGTTCAGGATTGCAGGCACGCGGTGCTCTGGCGATCTGAACACGTCGCTGGGTAATTGTCTCCTTATGTGTGCGCTGATTTATGCACTATGCCGCGAGTTGGGTGTGGAAGCAGAGCTAGCGAACAACGGGGATGATTGTGTGTTGATGTTTGAAGAGGAGAACCTTGATCGTGTACTTGATGAAGTACCATTGTTCTTCGCGAGATACGGATTCCGTATGCAGGTCGAGGACCCGGCGTACGAGTTCGAGCAGGTAGAGTTTTGCCAATCCAGGCCTGTGCGGCTGGGTGGTGGTTGGGCGATGGTGCGGAATGTGCGCACGTGCCTCAAGAAAGACCCCATCTGCTTGATTCCAATCCAAAACGACAGAGTTTGGCGCAAGTGGCTGGCCGCCGTTGGAGAGTGTGGACTCGCCACGGTGCCGGGTTGTCCAGTTCTGCAGAGCTTTTACCGTGCCTTCATGCGTAGTGGGACGAGATGCACTCGGCGGTTTGCCGATGCTGTGTTTCGGAACACTAGCGCCATGGAAAGGGCAGGTGGGCTCTCTGCAGTAGAGGCGGTGGTCACGGATGAGGCGCGCGTGTCGTTCTACAACGCTTTCGGCATCTTGCCTGATATGCAGTTGGAACTCGAGAAGTACTATGACGGAGTCACGATAGGGAGCGTTGTTAACTGCGAACAGCAGTCTGGTGTGGTTGAGATGCGACCGATACCAATGCTACGGCACCTGTAGTAAACAACTGAACAACATTGCATTTATATACAAACGAAAGCTTCCTGCACAATGCCGAAGCAACAAAAACAACGAAAACGAATCCGTGTACGACCCATTCCGAAGAAGAGTGAGGTTAGCCAATTAGGCAAAGCATTGCGCCTACTTGGTGGGTACGGAGGCGGAGCACTCGGCTCCATGTTTGGACAACCAAGCGTGGGTGCCGCAGCTGGCTCTGGATTGGGTGCTGCCGTGTCGAAGTGGTTAGGCCAGGGTGATTACTCTGTTCGATCCAATACCCTCGTCACCAGTTTGAAACCCGACGGCTCCATCCCAGCCATGCACCGAAACGACCAAACAATCACCGTGAGACATAAGGAGTTTGTCGGTGAGCTGCGTGGCAATACAACGTTCACAACCGCGTACCGCTACCCGCTCAACCCCGGCCTCGCCACAACATTCCCGTGGTTGCATACTATTGCGTCACAGTACAGTGAATACCGTATCAAGGGACTGGTATTTCACTTTGTGCCAACAAGTGGTCAGTCGGTGGCATCGGCCAATACCGCACTGGGCTCTGTGATGTTCCAAACATCGTATAGGGCAACGGAGGACGCGCCCACGTCCAAACTGGAGATGATGAACGAGTACTGGGCGTCGGAGGGACGCCCGTGCGATGAAATTTGCCATCCGATCGAGTGTGATCCAAAGGAGAATCCGTTCAACATCCAGTATGTTCGAACGGGCACCCTGTCGCCTTCTGAAAACATCTTGATGTACGACCTCGGTGTCACCACCGTTGCAGTCACTGGCCAACAGGCCAACGGCAACGTGTTGGGCGATATCTGGATGTCGTATGAGATTGAGTTGAAGAAGCCGCGGCTCACAGGCCTCAACACTGAGGCGACGCGGTCGATCCAGCAGTTTACCAATTCAGGGGTCTCTCAGGCCTCTCCGTTGGGCGCGATCGAGTTGAAGTCGACCATTGACGGCGTCGTGGCAACGTCCAATTCACTCACTTTCCCAGCAAACTTGTCGGGAGAGTACATCCTCGCGTGGGCATACACAAGTGCCGCAAGCATCGCGGGCATGTCCCTGACTTATTCAGGTGGGGTGTCGAACATAGTCACGACCGTGACAGCCATTGGCTCGTCTTCTGGCATCCTCACGACAGTGCTCCGGCTTGACCCGAGCGCTGCATCGTCCACCCTTACATTCAACGTCGCAACCCTTACTGGCACTCCCACGACTGCCCTACGGATTAGCGAGTACAATTCGGGATTCAATTAGTTGCAAAAAATGTGTTAAAACCAATAAACCAACAAACAATATACGCCACAAACATAAAAATTGGCAGACGAAACAATAGTGATCTGCATGTGTACATTGCATTAAGCCACCGTAGCAGGTGGGTGGGGCCCTAATCAGTTCACGACTGACCCCACTTGAAGGTTAAATTAGTGCCAGCCGATTAGGTGATTCGGAAAGGTGTGACCCATTGCGACGGGGATGGTTTCCCCACTTGTCACGTCCCGTTGCCAGAACGTCTTAGGTGTTGGTGGTTGGTGAGATCGGGTGGTTCCGGTCCGACCTGCCATACAGCCGAGGAGAACTGGACTCGCACTGCGCGGTGTGAGTAATTAGAGCGTAAGCAGCCACTGTTCCCGTGGTAGCGCCCAGCCCCTTAGGCA